ACAGGAGGCACAAGGTGCTCTGTCAGGGAAAGCTCAATATCCTGATAAATGGATACTGCGCCAATATTGATCGCCATTTAGCTGCTGCCTCCTTCCTCTCCCTCTCCGGGAGTGTCTTCACTGCCACCGCCTTCATCAGTTCCGCCCTCACCGCCGTCTTCTCCCGGATTGTCTGGATCAGTCGGATCTGTAGGTGTATCCGGGTCAGTCGGAGTATCTGGATCAGTCGGCTCATCAGGCGTTTCCGGCTCATAACCAATGTTGGCCCATTCTGTTCCATCCCACATGCGGAGCCGCATCTCAACGGAATCGATCCACAGGTCATGCAGTTCTGGGTTGGCCGGAGCTTCAGCTGCTTTCGTGATCATATCCTGATAGATGATCGTCTGTCCTCCGCCTCCGCCATGCAGGCCATCAAAGTCGATGATCGTCGTCCAGGTTGTGCCGTTGTCGGTACTGACGGCAATGCCGTAATCTCCGGTCCGGTACTGGCCGATCTTGATCAGCTTTGTCGCATCGTTGGGAGCGACCATCACAATGGAACCTCCGTCCCAGTAGAATTGATCCGTTCCGAGGATCTTCACCAGCGCTGTTCGTAGGGTACCGGAGCCGAGGATGTTGGCATTAACGCCGACCGCTTCCACTGCTGTTTTCACGACCTTGTCTGCTGTATCCCAGCCGAGCCGCCATGTCTGACCGCCGTCGTTGGAAACAAAGAATCCACGGATGCCACTCTTCCATGCCCAGGCTGAATCTTCCAGTCTTTCGCTGGTGTGGGCATATCGGATCGTTGAGCCGTCCTCTTCCACGCCGGAGGAATAATGCAGGCCGAACAACCCGGATGCCAGAGCGTTGAAGTATTCCTGCTGCACCGTCAGCGTGCGCACGTCCGTCACCTGTGTTTCCACACGATTAATCGCTTCTGTCGCGAGCTGCGCTTCGTCTCGGAGGGAGCCAAGTGAACCGGACAAACTGCTGTTCCGGCTATAGACCGATGCATTGGAAAGCGTGATGCTCTTGTACCGTTCCAGTAGCACATCGTACTCTGTCTCCGTGACCTTGCAGCTGACTTCGATGCCAAGCTTCGATATATACACATGGACCGTATCACAAAGGCTCACCCGCTCGGCTTCCGCGATATCCGCATAGCCAGGTGTCTGCCAGAGCTGCACAAAATCGATCTTGATGTCGATGTCCGGCTCCGTCAGGCTGGTGTTTTTCAGATATGATTTCACATAATTCCGCAGCTGTGCTTCCGTCGGCTTTTCCTGAAACTGACTGGTGCAGTCCAGGACAGATATCTTTTCAAAAGGCCCATCATGCTCAATGGTCACCACCTTCTCCGGCAGTTCAAAGAGCGTGCCGTCCTCCGAGTGCTTCCAGTACGGATGCACACCCGTGATCATATTTTCAATGGATCGCTCCATCTCAAAATTGATCAGGTTTTTGCCGTATACGATCTTCACTCCATGATCGGCACCGCGATGTCCGTGGAGCATGGCCGTGTACATATCCCACTCATATTCGCCGCCGTAGGTGTCCAGCATGGAGCCGTCCATGCCACCGAGGCATCCGCGCACCGTCGCCGGACTTGTAATCGTGAACGTGGCCTGTGAGTCGATATCTGTCCAGAAAGAAAATGGGCAGTCTGTTGTCGTATGGCTTTTCAGCGCTGCCATTGCCGCCTGACTTCCTACCGCCGAGAACGGTGAAACCGTAATGAAGTTCTCCTGGTACTGGATATGTCGGGCAGCGACCTCTAAAATGCCGGAGAGCGGTGTCGTGATCTTATAGATCCGGAACGGCTGATAGGTTGCCCGTTCACTCGGCTTTGCCAGAATGATGTTCCCTTCTACCAGATCTTCTGCGTGAAGCCCGGAGGCGGAGTATGTCATCTTCAGCTCATAGCTGCCGTTTCGTTTCTCTGTCACATAACAGGATAATGTGTCACAGAGCTTGCCGATACCATTGGTCGTAAAAGCTGTTTCTGTTTCGGTGTATAAGCATGGAATCATAGCGTCCACCACCTCGGTGTGATCTCCACATGATCTATCGCTCCGCTCCATGCGATATGGTTCTTGCCTGGTTTCAGATCTGGGAAGTCCTCGCTCTTCACATATCCATTACAGAAGCCGGAGGCATCATAGGCGTTGTGGGTCTCACAGTTCAGATCGATATAACCGTTATTGGCAAGGATGCTGACGGACTGGTCCCCGATATACACGTTGCCAGCGCCGGAGCCATACACACGGATCAACGGCTTTGCCCGGAACTCGAACGGATTCTTGATGGTTGTCTCCTGAGTGAGGATCAGCTTCCGCTGACCATCCACACTCCACCGCTGCGGTTGGCAATGGAAAGTCAGTTTCATGGTTGCGCCTTTATCCCGTTTCGGCTCAAAGGCAATCGCCGCCTTGCAAAGTCCCATGCGGAAGAAGTCCGGATCGTAAGTATCATGGAGCACCTGATAACCCACCGGCGACAACAGCCAGCTCTTTACGGAAGCTGTCCGCGCAGGAAGTCCATCAAAGAAGAAGGCGTCGTAGGTGATGTCCAGGTTCTTAAAACGATGCTCTCCCGCCTTGGCGTTGTCCCTTACGATATCGCCATTCTTTCCGGGAACCGCCTGCAGCTCCATATCCACCTCCGGGCTGTCATACACACCGGGAGCGGAAAGGTATAGGAGATAGTCTTTACTGTTCTTCCCGGCGAAGGTCAGATAGTTGCGGACGTATCGTGTTTTCAGTTCAAAGAGCGACATGTCTGAATCGCTCAGGATAGGCATTCTCTGCATCGGATTCTCCTTTCTCCCTGGCCCTGGGCATGAAAAAAGCGCAGGATAGCAATTTCCTACGCTCTCAAATGTTTCGGCTATTATACGATTCTATCTTATTTTGGTCTTCTCTCAAATCATCCAGATCGGGAGAATGAAAGTGTTTCTGTCAATGGCAGAGATTTCCTCCCGTAAGCACAGAATCGCTCCGGCTCCCCTCGGAACGGATCCTTTGTCCAGCACCTTAAAAGCAGATGCCAGCTCAGTACCTGGATTCGTGCTCTTCTTGATCTCCAGCGGATGAAGCTCGCCGTCTGCTTCAATCACCATGTCGATCTCGTTGGTGTCTTTGTCCCTGTAATAATGCAACAGACATTCCTTGGCGCTGTTCAGCCAGGTCTTCCGAATCTCAGCGACCGTGTAATTCTCCAGGATAGCTCCATTGATCGCCCCATTCATCAGAATTTCCGGGCTTGAATATTTCGTCAGGTACGCCGCGAGTCCAGTATCAAAGAAGTACATCTTTGGTGTCTTGACTGTCCTTTTCAGAAGGTTATTCGAATAAGGACGGAGGTAGAAGATGACTTCCGATTTTTCCAAAACCTGCAGCCATCTCTTTGCAGTGTCATCTGAAACGCCCACATCCTGTGCGATATCATGCGTATTCAGCATCTGGCCCACACGGCAAGCCGCTGCTCTGATAAAGTCCGCAAACAGCAGCTTGTCTACCCCTGGTATCATATCTGAAACATCTCGATTGATATACGTCTGAATATAGGAACTATAGAACACGTCCCTGTCTGTATACCTTCCACTCCTGTGACCGGGCATCCCGCCATTCCATATTCGTTCAAACATTTCCATAGAATTACAACTGGAAAGATGTTCTTTGCGCCGATTCAGTTTTTCCAGCTTTAGTGATAAAGGCTCTGTTGTCCCATCTCCGTACAACTCAGATTGGGACAGGGCTGACATATGGACAATTGCAGTTCTTCCAGCAAGTGACTCCTGTGCCAATTCCATAAGCTGAAATGCTTGGGAACCCGTCAGCCAGTAAGAACCCGGTGCCGCACCGTTGTCCACATTGATCTTAATGTAAGAAAACAGCTGAGGAGCATACTGAACTTCATCTATAAGCACGGGCGCTGGATGCATCTCAAGAAACAGTGCTGGGTCAGACTGTGCAAGTCGTCTATTCTCTACATCATCCAGAGTTACTTTCTGACGCCCAGAACCTTCCATCAGGTGCTC